AGAAAGAGAAGGCGGGGAAACCCGCCTTTTTTGTTTAACATGAAACCGACCTACTTATATAGGTAGGATGCTGTACATAACCAAAGCAGGAACACCCGAATTGATAATCACAGGCAGAGAAAAGGTGACCGTTTCTCCCGTGTATTATCTGTTGGTGTTTGAGTCCGAAATGTCCCAGGAACAAAAGGCATTTATTGTAACCGATACAAGCACAGCACCCAACAGATACCAGCTATTTTCATTTGTAGAGGGCAGCAGCACCGCAAAAACATTGGCCGTTGGTACACATTACTGGGCTTTATACGCACAAACTTCCCCCACGAATACCAATCCATTACTTGCATCGCAGGAAGTTGATAGGGGATTGGCCTATGTTACCGCATCGCATACCGCATTTAACGACCATGAGGTCAATACAACCATTAAACAACACCACATCGGATGAGTTTCGATTTACTACGCATAAATTTCACTGAGTCAAAGTTGCCCAAATTCAAGGAAAACAAGAATAAAGGCATCGTGACCTATGGGGAAAAGAACGATTTCCCCGATACATTACTTGAATTTTACAACCGCAGCCCAAAACACGGGGCGATTGTAAGGCAAAAAGCCCGTTTTGTAGCAGGTGAAGAAACACTTGTGGATGGCAACCCTAGCGCAGTTAAGGTAATTGATTACGTGAACCCTTACGAGGGCATTCAGGAGTTCAAAAATAAGTTAGCTCTCGATTATGAATTGTTCAACGGCTTTGCGTATGAGGTACATTACAACAAAGTGGGGCAGATTTCTGCACTTTACCACGTAGATTTCAGCAACGTGCGTACACTTGACCACGAAGTGTATATGTATGCCGAGGATTGGAAAAAGGCGAAGCATGAGGATATGAAGCACTATGCTCCGTTTAATCCAAACAAGGCGCAACCAATGGAAGTTCAGCTGTTCTACTTCCGTGAATACGCACCTGCCTTGGGTGTTTATCCGCTTCCACCTTATCAGCATTGCTTACAATACATTGAAATCGATGTTGAGATAGCCAATTTCCACAATAACAACATCCGCAACGGGTTTGCAAATGGAACGCTGGTTCAGTTGTTCAAAGGACAACCGACAGAGGAAATTGCCTTTAACTTTGAGCGCAAGTTCAAACAGAAAACAACCGGCACAGACAACGCAGGTGGTGTGCTTATTCAGTTCAATGAGATGAACGAAAAGTCTGCGGAGATTGCACACCTGCAACCTTCCGACATGGACAAGCAATTCCTGCAACTGAATGAAACGGTGCAGGATGAAATCTTTATCGGCCATAACTTTCCGAAAATTCTGCTCGGCTACGCAACCGAAGGCGCACTCGGTCAGCGTAATGAAATGATTGAGGCATACGAGTTGTTCCACAAATCATACGTCAACAAACGTCAAGTAAAACTTGACACTTGCCTTGAAAACACCCTTGAATACGTTTACCCCGGTATTGAATTAGATACAAAAGACAGCGACTTTCTCGGTGTTGATTACGTTGCATTGTATCAATTTGGCATTGTAAGCCGTGAGGAAGCACGTGAAGCACTCGGACTGCAAAACACAACTATACAGGCGCAAAAGTTTGACGGTCACACTTGCGAATTTCACAAATGGTCGGATAATGACTTGTCAGTTTTTGCCAAATTTGGGGCCGATGAAAGCGAATTTGAGGAAGTGAAACTTACATTTGAACTTACCACCAAAGAAAAGAGGGTGTTGGCTGTTGTAAATTCCGATGAAAAAGCCACATTGAAAGACATTTCTACCGCCACCAAAATAGGAGAAGAAGAAGTTATCAAGATTTTGAAGCAGTTGCAGGACAGCGGAAAGATAAATTGGACAAACAACGCTATCAAAATTACAGACATTGGCCGGGGTGAGATTGCTGATACCGAACTGCCTAAACTTGAACTGCGTTACAAATACGATTTAGATCCCGATGCGTTGCCATTGCAACCCGGTGGAAAAAGTCGTGAGTTTTGCCTTCGTATGGTGGACATGGGCAAACTTTACACCCGTGAAGAAATCGACCAGATGTCTGCAATTTTAGGTTATAGCGTATGGCTTCGCAGGGGTGGGTGGTACACCGTGCCTGAAAGCGAACCACCTTTGCATATTCCGCATTGTCGTCACGAATGGAAACAAAGAATAGTAAGGAGAAGAAACAATGGCTAATTTCGCATATTTCGTAAGTGAGCAGGATGTAAAGAAGAACACCCCTATCGATGAGAATGTCGATAGCAAGTTGCTTCAAACTGCCATGCGCACAGCACAGGATGTGTACATCCGTGATATTTTGGGCAGTACCCTATATGACAAGATTTGTGATGACATCAATGGTGCTGGGCTTGGTGGTAATTACCTGACATTGGTCAACAAATACGTTGCACCTTGTCTGTATCATTATGTGATTTTGGACTCAATGCTTCCATTGACCTACAAAATGATGAATAAGTCAGCGGCAAGTCGTGGAGCAGAAAATGCAAATGCGGTGGATGTTGACCAGCTTCGCATGATTGAGCAGCGTTACCAAAACAAGGCAGAATACTACGCAGAAAGATTGCGTTTGTACTTGGCAGAAAATGATACACTTTTCCCCGAATACCAAAACCCTGCAAGTGGCTTGGATGTGATTAACCCACAGAACCAATATTTATTTGGTGGTTTTTACTTGGGTGAAGATGATGACTATAAATTCCTGCGTGGATTTTTCTCATGAATAAAGTAAGAACGAAAAACGAAAACAAACTGAAACTCTATCTCAATGGTAACAATAAATCAACTGCTGGAAGCACTGGAAACAGCCGGGAACAATCACAAGCAGATAAAGTCCACCATCGTAAATATTGAGCCAAACATCAATACAAGCGGTGAGCAGCTTTATCCGTTAATGCGGATTTTTCCTGATGGCAGTCAGGTGACCGTTGACAAAGTGATTTATCGCTTTGCGGTTGCCATTGCTGACAGACATCGTGAGGATTTCACCGATGCGGTGGAGAGGATTTCAGATATGCACACGGTGATGTTGGACATTTACTCCATGCTGCGTTATGTGTACCGAAACAACATAGCAGGAACATGGGTAATAAATGACAGCATTACCCCTTTTTATGACGCCCAAACGGACATCGTTAGCGGAGTTGCAGCCGTTATCGAATACCATTGTCCAAATTTGAGAGATTACTGCGACACCCCCAATAACAATTTAACATTCCCAACAATAGAATAAAATGAGTACAGCAACAGAATTTATGAGCGGCTTCACTGGCTGCAAAGTCCTTTCAGGAACAGGCGCAAACACCGGCCGTTGGCAGGGTTTTGTAGTAAACGCAGATGCGGTTGTTTCCGCAGCCCTTGACAAAGCAGGTAGCAGTGTAATGACAACCCTCGGATTGACAGGTGTAACCCTGAAACAAGGCACGTTTATTTCGATTTCCGAAGGTGATTGGTTCAGCAGCATAACCCTGACAAGCGGAAGCATCGTAGCGTATAACGTATGATAAGGATTGGTGTTCGGTCATTTGTAGCAGGTGGGCCATATACGCCATCGGATGCCGATGCTTTGGCTTTTGTCAATGCTGCTGAAATAACTAATGAAACACAAAAATTAGCTATCAATAATTTGGTAACCGACTTGAAAGGTTATGGTATTTGGACAAAGATGAAAGCCATCTATCCTTTTTGTGGAGGAACGGCATCGAGCCACAAATGGAATTTGAAAGACGCACGGGACTTGGATGCTGCGTTTAGATTGGTATTTTCAGGTGGTTCTACGCATAGCTCAACCGGATGGCTTCCAAATGGAACAAATGGTTATGCTGATACTAAATTGAATGAAAATAATATTATGACATTAAATAATGAACATTTATCATTTTATTCAAGAACAAATAATAATACAAACAGTGCTGATATAAGTGCAGTTGGTTCTGGAACTGAAACAAATATTTATCCAAACTTTGGAGGCAATATATATGGTAGAGTTCAAGGAACATCAGGAATAGCAAATTCAAATAATGATACAAGAGGATTTTTTATGGCAAATAGAATAAATAACACACAAGTATTTGTTTATAAAAATTCTATTAAATATACTGTATCTTCAAATTCAGTTTCAAAATGTAATAATAATTTTACATTAGGTGCAGTAATAACAACACCTATTAGTAATTATTCAAACCGTCAATTAGCATTTGCTTCCATCGGTGACGGCCTAACCGACACCGAAGCATCAAACCTTTATACCGCAGTTCAAGCATA